GGTATCAAAATTCGTGGTACTGGCGCAGCTACTAAAGGCGTAATGGCCCGAGGACCGATGGCATAAATATGAACTACGTCGAATTGTTCAGCACTATTGAGTCGTATACGGAAAATAATTTTCCGGATATCACCCTGTCTAATGGGTCGACAAATACATCTACTGAACAGATCAATCGGTTCATTGAACAAGCTGAACAGCGTATCTATAACAATGTTCAGTTTCCGTCTCTTCGCAAGAACATGACGGGTAATATCACGGCGGGTAACAAGTACCTCAAAGCGCCGGATGATTACCTTGCCACATATTCTTTGGCAGTGATTGACTCATCAGGTAACTACGAGTATCTGCTTAATAAAGACGTTAACTTTATTCGTCAGGCGTATCCTAACCCCACTACTGATGTTGGAATCCCTAAGTACTACGCGCTGTTTGGACCCTCTGTTCAGAGCAGCGTCATTACAAATGAGTTGACGTTTATTCTTGGCCCGACACCTAATACTGGGTACACGGCAGAGCTGCATTTCTACTACTATCCTGAGTCTATTGTGCAGGCAATAATCTCGTCTTTCGGTACGTTAACAGGCGGCTCTGGCTACACTAATGGTTTGTACTATAACGTGCAGTTGACTGGCGGTAGCGGCACTGCGGCTTACGCGGATATTACTGTAAGTGGTGGTTCTGTAATATCGGTTGCTATTCGTAACGGCGGTTGTCTGTATAAAGTTGGTAATACGCTTTCAGCAGCAACAGCAAACATTGGTGGTACTGGGACTGGATTTTCTGTTCCTGTATCGGCTGTGACAAACGTGACTGGCACTTCATGGTTGGGCGACAATTTTGATTCTGTACTTTTGTATGGTTCATTGGTAGAAGCATATACATTCATGAAAGGTGAGCCTGACATGATTACTCTATACAACCAGAAATATGTAGAAGCACTTGCACTTGCTAAACGTCTGGGCGATGGCATGGAGCGTCAGGATGCGTATCGTTCTGGTCAATATAGACAGGCGGTGACCTGATGGCTATTCAACAAGGCGCTACAAATGCTTTTAAAACTGGACTGATGGATGGAGTTTATAACTTCACTACAGACTCATTTAAGATTGCTTTATACACAGGCGCAGCTTCATTAGGGCCTGACACAGCTATCTACACAAACGCAAATGAAGTTGTAGCTACAGGTTATACGGCTGGTGGAATAGCCCTTACAGTAAATGCTGTACCAACCTCTGCAAACAATACTACATACATTTCATTTGCTAACGTAACTTGGAATGCGGCTTTAACTGCTAGCGCAGCTTTAATCTACAAATCTGGCGGCACTAATCCAACTGTGTGCGTTTTAGATTTTGGTGGTCAAAAGACATCAACAACTACTTTTACAATACAGTTCCCAACCGCAAACAGTTCAGACGCGATTATTCGCATCACATAAGGAGAAAACATGGCATTGGTCACAACCACCAAAGGCGAAATGGACGAATCTCTTCTTGAGAAAAAAGAAGGCTTCGTTGATAATGACAACGAATACACGACATGGGTTGAGTATTGGCACGAAGGTGAGTTGGTTCACCGCTCTGCTCATGTTGCGTTGAAGCAATCCCTCACACTGTCCGCCGAGGCGGCATCTCTTAACTAAGGAGCCTCAAATGGCAAATACTCAAGCAATGTGCACTTCGTTCTTAGGTGAACTGATGACGGCTACGCACAACTTTACTACCGGTACAGGCAATACTTTTAAAGCTGCACTGTTTTTAGCGTCAGCTACGCAAAATGCTGCGACTACTGCTTATGGAACTTCCGGCGAAGTGACTGGCGCTGGCTACTCTGCGGGCGGTGTGACTGTTACAAACGGCACGTCACCGCTATCTACAAATTCATCTGCCACTGCGGGTGTTGGCTACTGGACACCTTCAGCCAGTATTACTTATACCGGCGTGACATTGGCTACAGCTTTTGATGCTGTGTTAATCTATAACTCTTCAGCTTCTAACAAAGCTGTGAGCGTTCATACCTTCGGTTCTCAAACAATTACCGCTGGTACGTTTACTTTAACAATGCCTGCGAACACTACGAGCACTGCGCTACTTCGTTTGGCTACAACCTAATAGGACTGGCGGGGTAACTCGCCGGGGTAGCCATGTTCGGTATCTCCGCATTTGCCGAAGCGCCGTTCGCCTCGCTTGCGGGGCAGACGGTAGTCGTTGCTCTTACTGGCGTTCAGGCATCTGGCGCGGTAGGCACGGTCACGGGGGTTAGTTCTGAAGTTGCGGTAAATGGCGCACTGGCTACAGGAAATGCAGGAGCAGCAGCCCCAGTTACTACGGTTGCAATTTCTGGGGTTTTAGCTGCGGGTAGTGTAGGGTCAGTTACAGACGCTGTTTCTTCAGAACTTACTGGCGTTGTTGCCAGCGGTTTAGCAGGAACGGTTACACAAAGCCAAGAGGTAGCCCTGACGGGCGTATCCGCTACGGGCGCTGTTGGTACAGTTATATACAATGAATCTGATGCGCTGACAGGCGTGGTGGCCACGGGGGCAGTTGGTTCAATTTCTGCCACTTCTCAATCTGTAGCGTTGACTGGTGTTTCTGCTGCTGGCGTAGTCGGTACTGTAGTTGCGTCAGACACTACTGATGAAACCAGCTTAACGGCGGTTGGTAGTGTAGGAACTGTTGGGCCTACTATTGAAGTTGCTCTTAACGGCGTTCAGGCATCCGGGGCAGTTGGTACAGTCATATTTTATGTGGTCTACGAACGGGCTTTAACGGGCGTTTCCGCAGAGGGCGCTGTTGGCTCAGTCGGGGGCGCTTCCGACAGGTCTGTTGAATTGTCTGGGGTTACAGCTTCTGGGGGGCTTGGCACTACCGGCGTTGTGCACGAGAATGCACTTATTGTTTCAGCCGGTTGGGGTTCTGGTGCATGGGGTGAGTATGCGTGGGGTGAAGGTCCGGCAGATACGATGCTCATTGGCGGGCAAGTTGGCACAGTCATACCCGGCAAAGTAGCCGCTTTGACAGGTGTAGAAGCTAGAGGGTATGCTGGTACATTTGGTGTTATTCACACAAATGGGCTATTGAGCGTACTGGCACAAGGATACGCAGGAAATGTTTCTGATTATTTCTGGACAACTATTGATGACAATCAGAATCCAGACTGGCATAATATAAGCGATTCCGATGCTGCTAATTGGGCATTGATTGAAACGGAAGATGCGTAGCATGAGTAAGGATGCAATATGGCTCTAGTGTTAGCAGACCGCGTTAAAGAAACCACTACCACGGCTGGTACGGGGACGGTGACTCTGCTCGGCGCTGCCACAGGCTTCCAATCTTTTGCTGTTGTTGGTAACGGAAATACTACTTACTACACAATTGCTGGGCAGACTAGCAACGAATGGGAAGTAGGTGTTGGTACATACACTTCTTCTGGCACAACGCTTGCCCGCACTACAGTTTTATCTAACAGCGCAGGAACACAACCGTCAGCTCTATCTTTCTCAGCCGGTACAAAAGATGTGTTTGTAACGTATCCAGCAGGGTACGCTGTGGCTGCTACTAATGTGGGTACAGCGGGTCAGTTGCTTACATCAAACGGTACGGGTGTAGCCCCTACATTCCAAACAAGCACGGCAGCATCAAAATCGTATGTACAGGCAATGAGCATCCTGAATGGACTATAAGGACATAACATGGCAGTAACAAATTTTACCCCTCTCCTTGGTCTGGCACTGCCAACCACGGGCGATCTGTCCGGCACATGGGGAACCACGGTTAATACCGCTATTACTGATTTGCTTGATGATGCGGTGGCTGGTACGGTCACGCTTTCAGCAAATGCAGATGTAACGCTGACTACAACAAATGGCGCGGATAACCAAGCACGTAACGCCATTATCTTGTGGACAGCCAGTAACGGCGCAACCACTCGGAACATCACGGCTCCAGCCCAGAGCAAGGCTTATGTTGTAATTAACGCAGGCACTGGCTCTATTGTTGTTCGTGGCTCTGGCCCCACGGCTGGCGTAACTATTCCTTCTGGAACCCGTGCGTTGGTTGCTTGGAACGGATCTGACTTTGTTAAGATTGTCAGTAACCCAGTGGTGTTGACAACGGACGTGTCTGGGATTCTTCCAGTAGCAAATGGTGGTACAGCCACAGCCACTCCAAGTTTGGTGCAAGGATCAAACATCACCATCACTGGAACATGGCCTAACCAAACAATTGCCGCCGCTGCCAGTTCAGGTATTACCGCTGGTCAATCCATTGCTTTTGCTTTAATATTCTCTATCTAAAGGAGTTCTCATGGCCGCACCAAATATTGTTGCTGTAACAACAATTACACCAAACACACTGTCTATCACACCTGCTGATACGTCACGTAATGCGCTTGT